TCGGCAATCAGGTTATTGTCATCAGCCCTAACCATCACTGTTCCTGGGTTCAAGTCATTGAGTTGGGCTTGAAGGCACCCATTTGCGGCTAGGAATCCAACGTAGTCAGCACTGAACGCTGATCCTCTTTGCCACATGAAGTCAACCATTTCGATCGCGATTGCTTGCTGATCGCCCACGTCGACATACGCGCCGAGGTCGATGGAACCTTGAACAACAGTACCCGAGATGTCTGCCGGTGAAAAACTCACTACTTCAGTCAGGTAGAAACTGCCGGTCTTACTTCTCGCCATGCGCGTACGCGGGTGTCTGTGGTTTATAATCTATAGATTCGGGTGGAAATGGGCCCTTGGGTCCATTCTGCGCCCTATCTTCCTCTAACCTCAGCCTAGCCCAACCCTGCTGCTAAGGGCCCACGCAGCACCATAGCGTTAGCGCAAGGAGGCCATACGTCACTTAACCTTTGTTTGATTGCATCGTGCGTTAGTAGGATTTAATAAGAAGATATACCTCGCCGTTCATATGCCAGTAGTGAGTTTGAACCTGACAGAGCAAGCGTATCGTGCCTACATACAGGTCCCTAGAGGCCGTAGGAGCCAGGTATTCAGTGCGATTATAGAGAAGAGGGACTTGGATGTCCAGATGAAAGGAGAAGGAGTTCTCGCAGACTTGGGATATACCACAACGAGAGAGGCGATCCTTGAGCTAACGTCCAGACTTGAGACCTCATCCAAGACGATTGAAAAACTTCAACGGGGTGATTGAATGGATGAAGAATACTCTGGAGAGATGGAACGGATTGCCCTTGCTCTTGAACGCATCTCCGGACATCTGTATAGTCTAATGCATATGTTGGAGAACAAGGATTGGTGATTGAATGACGATCTGTCGTGCCTACGAAGGTGACGATGCTGATCGGAAACATCCATGCAACACGAAGATGATTTTCTCTCTCGAACGTAGAACTTGGTATTGCCCTGAGTGCGGAAACTCGGTACGCGTACCCAAGGAGCAGCAATCCCTGAACGAGTACACACGATAGACCGGGGTCAGTGGCCGAAGTAGTGACCGTGCCTGACGTGATCGGCGATGATGCCGAGATTACCAGGGACATTGAAATATCCAGGGCGACCTGGGTCCTCAGTGATCGGCTCTCCTTTCCAATCGTAGTCACCCCAGTATTCTCCTTTACCTATGTAGAAGTCTACAACGTCCTCGGTCGCTCCTTCGTAGACGATGCCTTTCTCTTCAGCCACGTAGACAACTCCCGTCCCGACTGCGGCGCCGATCACGTAGCCAGCAGCTACGGTCCCGGCGCCCTTCCCGACGGCTTTCGCCGTTGGTGTCTTGACAATCAACTTTCCAGTCCCCCACACCACGTGTGCGATATCTTTCAACACCATCCAAGCCGGTGGAGCCAGGTAAGCGCCCGTGGCGCGCACCCCTGCCCAGGCCCCTGTGTACAATGCTCTCTTCCCAAGCGCTCCCGTGAGGACACCTGTGACCGCAGACCATCCAAGGACTTCGTAGATGTTCCCGCCCCTGATTCCAACACCGACGCCTGTTGAGACACCAACGCCGATAGCGAACGGTACCCAGAACATCAATCCACCGAGCCTTGCACGACATAGGATCGTCGGAGGCGTTCGATATAGCGGAGGTCAGTCTCTTTGGCAATCAGTGCCGGCACGACAACAGCAGTAGCAGGTGATCGGATTTGATTCCCGAGTTCAGGTTCCAGGGCGGAGGAGATATGGATCGCCCTGGTGACGTAGAGTTTCTGTCCGGCAGTGGCTGACCCGACTCCCCAACTTGAGGAACGGGTTTGGTTCGGCAGGAAGGGAACAGCGTTCACTCCCCCGATCAGAGTGATCGCCCCAGGCTGGAAAGACCGTGCATTCCCATAATGGATGTCTTCGAGTTCGTAAGCATCTCCTACTCGAATCACCCCGAATTGTGATTCCCCCGCGCTGAGCCCTGGGGGAATCCAATTTCCCGATAGGGGGACGACGCCATCAAAGGTGGCATCAGTGATGTATTCTTGACTGAGGATATCCCAGACTTGAAGCGCACCTATGATATTCGTTGTGACGTAATTCCAATCGCATCCTTCCTGGAACATCGGTTTGATAGTGAACAGTGTAGCCTGGTCAACAACGATACCGGAGAGATCGAAGTAATTACGATAGATCGCCCAGTAGGTAGGATTCCCTTCCGAGTCTTCAGCAGTGAGTATGTCCCATCCTCCACCACCAACAGCGAATTCGGATCCATCTACCTCAATGATTAGTGGGGGAATGAACTGACGAAGCAGGCGTTCTTTAACGACATCCTCTTTCTTAGCCATTACTTCTTCCTCCTAGCTGCCTTGTGTGCTTTCTTAGCTAGTCCTGCGAACGATGTCCGTGGATGCTTCTTCTTCAGACGCTTGTATTCCCTGGCGTAGCGCTTGTTGTACGCGCTCGCCTTGCGCTTGACCTTGGGTTTCTCGTACGCTCTCCTAGCTGTGGTACGGACATCTCCCTTCTTCGTGCTCGAGCGTGAGAGGGATTCCCCACAATTCGGACAGTAGTTGGGCATCCCAACCGCCTCAGTTGTCACTTGCCGTACTCTGGATTGCGATCGCCATCCAGTCTTTCGTTGAGAGTTTGACTATGCGGCACTTGATTCGAACCGTGCAATGAACAGTCTGGGTGCTGATGTCAGTATTGCTGACCTGACAAGTCAGGTATAGCGAATCGTTCACCACGAGCCTTGACTCATCCAGTTTGCCAAAGGAATCCGGATAGAAGTTTGCAGCACTTGTTCCAATGTTGTTTGTCGCATCGATGTTCAGGGCACCATCGGCAATCAGGTTATTGTCATCAGCCCTAACCATCACTGTTCCTGGGTTCAAGTCATTGAGTTGGGCTTGAAGGCACCCATTTGCGGCTAGGAATCCAACGTAGTCAGCACTGAACGCTGATCCTCTTTGCCACATGAAGTCA